CTCGCTCGCAAAACATCCTAAAGGATATCTTTTGAGAGAGAAAAATCACCACTTTGTACACAGTTGTACTTTCTACGAGATTACCATCTTGTATCAACATTTCTATTTGTTAGTATTTATCTTTGAACCGATAAATATTCGCAAACAGTTATGCCGAAAGACAGCGACCTCAGTGTGCGCCTACCCCGGGAAGGCCCGGGTTCGTCATTAGACAGGATCGATCCTGATGACGTGACCTTGATAGATCGATCAAGCGCACTTGTTCGTGGCTTCCGTGAAATTTTGGTTCATCACGGAGCCCCTGATGGTATTCTGACCGATTTAGATCGGCAGTTGCATCAGTATCTTGACACTTCGAATGACGAAAAGTTATGGCTCAAGCGTAGTAAATACGTTTGTACCTTCCCTTTCGCGAAGTATCTTAGGAACGAACAGCCCCCTGTACCAGATAGTCCTTTTCGACCGTCCGGCTCATTGAGGAAATGGATCAAGAACAGAATGAATTCATACCACAAGAAGAATACTCACTTGTGGTACTCTTGGCTTCAGGCCAAAAGAGCTAGCTTACCTGCTAGTGATGATTTTGTTGAGGAGACTTATGATGATCATTTGAAAAGTCTCACTCGTGAGGACCCCGGAGATGAGTATGCTATTTCAGCAATCTTCTCCGATCCGACCTTCGAGCATGTGTTGCGACACGTCCGAGAGAATGTACGTTATGCTATCAGAGATGAGAAGCGTAACTCAAACGTCTCGAGGATGTCCGCGAGCAGCTCAGCCTGCTTTGAACGTCCCCGGTCAGGGGGCGGACAGCAAGGCCGACTTCGTCAGCTATGTGGACTACAACCGACCGATTGTTGGGGTTCTAATATCAAATACGTTATGAACGGTTTTGATAATATGAGCCACACATCGGAATTGGTGATGATGAAGAATTATCACCATGCTCACTGTAATTGGTTGCCAGTAAGTCTATATAACGTTACTGTCGAGTTGAGAAGGCCGGTTGGTCTTGACTTGTGGAACGATTTGGATCGTTTAGCTCAAGTTGAGTCTACTCACTCTGATTCCCTGAGATGTTGCATCCAGGGTGTCCTCGAACCCTTTAAGGTTCGGGTTATCTCCAAGGGAGAAGCCCTCCCGTATTATTCTTCACGTTATCTTCAGAAGATCCTGCATAGTTCGCTACGAAAGATGCCATGTTTCCGTTTAGTTGGTGAGACCCTTAGTCCCACACATCTCCTCGACCTCGCCCGCAAGGCGGTTGTCGGGGATGAATGGTTTTCAGTCGATTATTCGGCTGCAACTGATGGATTATCGTGGAAGTATTCGTCGCGAATTCTGCGGTATATCTTAGACCAGGAAGATGATTCCATTAAGAAGTTAGCCCTAAGAGTCCTCGGGCCACATGAGCTACATTACCCAACGGAGTGTGGTCCAGAGTGGAGAGGTACTCAGACCAATGGACAATTGATGGGAAGTATTTTAAGCTTTCCCATACTCTGCCTTGCTAATCTTGGTGTGTATTTAGTTACTACAAGATTGGCCCAACAAGGCTGGAGTCATATGGCGAGATTACGCCATGTGCTTGTGAATGGAGATGATATGGTTTATGCTGCGAATCCTGTTCTTTGGGATCGTCACATAAAGGTTGGGCGTGACGTCGGATTAGAAATGTCCGTCGGCAAGGCCTATCACCACAACGAGTACTTAAATATAAATTCAACATCTGTGGTGTACCCAATCGGAGGAACTTCTCTCCCTAGACAAATTGATTTCTTGAACGTTGGACTCTTCTTTGGAGTGCACAAGGTTCAGAAACAAAATCAGAGAGGCAAGAAAGTTGCATCCATGAACCGATCAATAGCCGAGACTGTCATCGGTAACGCGAACCATATCTTGAAGGGTTCGCTCCCAGGAAAGGAGTGTGATCTCATTGGTAGGTTTATCCACCAAAATCGAGAATATCCTT